TATGTCATCTTCATTCGATAATCCGAATATTTTACCCAATCCGTATTTGTTAGTGTAACGTGGTGAATAAGGGTCAACCCCTCTTTGTAATACTAGTATATATTTTTCTGAAAAAGAATCAAAAGTGTCTTCGATTTTAATTTCAGGATAAACGGTTTCGTTCCACCCACCACTTGTTTTTTGACTTAAAATTACTGCAGTACCTGAATTCATTATACTTGGTAACGACCCAATCGTAGATGTATTCCATAATGCGGATGCATCTGATACTGTCAACCCTGTCAGAACTTGAAAGTATTCAACATCACATGGAAATTTGTAATTTGTTAAAGTAGAGCCTGTACTTAACAAATAACTTACAGATAAATTATTTAATTGATTATTTGGGTCACAATACTCTACATTGTATGTAGATACTCCAGGATTCAATGGCGTTCCACTTATACCCCTTACATAAGGTCCAGTATCTCCTGTATATGTCGCATTCACATCTCGTGTTAGTTCAGGATTAACAAAAGTCAAAAGGGTTCCGGTCTCTAAAGGTGAATCATAAATTAACACTAAAGTATTGTCGTAGTGTTTATTCATACTAGAATCGAATGAAACACTTATACGGTTAACTCCGTTGAAATACTTTTGTCTTAAATTAAAATTATTAATTCTCTCCCCGAATGGTACATAGTTAGAATAAGTGAAGAAATCATTACTTCCTTGGTCTGTTGTTAGTACAGAAAGACCAGATTTCATCACTTTATAAATTTGGTTATTATTATTAGTATCGTTATCTCCAGCTATTGTCGTTGTAAATGAACCAGCCAAAACTTCTGTATTATCTCCTGTAATACCAATCTGATTGAAATTGTTAATTAGATTGTTATAGTATAATGAAGGGTTGGAAAACTGTGTAACTAAAGTTACCAATGAACTAGAATTTTCTGATTCAGTATCTGACTGTCCACATTCACAAGAAACGCAATCAGGATATGTTATAACAGGTAGGTTGAATCCTTTAATCGGTTGTCCTTTAACTAATCTAAAAATTACTTCAAATGCAATTAACGCTAACGCAAGTTTTCCAGCGGTTATTGCATATTGAGACGCTAGTGCATAATATGCTGTGGCCTCGAGAGCAGCATTTACTCCTTGAACAATATAAAAAGCTGATAGAAGAGCGGTAAATACACCCACGGCAGCCGCAGCTGCAGCAGCAAAAGCGTTTTTAGATTCAATAGTTTTCTTTATACCAAGTACTAAATTTTTAATTGATAAAAATCCAAAAAACACTATTAGTACTCCAAGAAGTCCACTTACCCAAGCCCTAACTTGTACTAAGATATTCCATATGAAAGCAACAACGTGGGTTACAATCAACAACGGAATAGAAATTATCTGAATGACCTGCATTAGAATAGAGAAAACGAAAAATAAAATATTGAAATTTTTAAATCCATCGTTTGTTGGGAACTTATTTACTGTAGAATTACAAGAAGAGTCATCAATTTCTTTAATCCCAATAAAAGCCCCTCTACCTCCCTTCTTATACTCGTCAATTAAATTTGAAACGGTATAAACTCTATTGAATTTAAATTCGTAAAAAGTATCTTGACAATCAATTATTTCATCAAGTTTTTGTGTTCTTTCAGATTGAGTAAACCCTGTCACATACCCATTCCAATCTAATCCGAAATAATATGAACTTTTTAATTTATTTTTAGTTGAAACGTTCGAAGATGTTGTTGGGTCTTGAGACGCATTCACCCATCCATATTCTCTTACGTTTGGTATCAGAAAACTGGCTCTTCTTGTTTGTTGTGACAAACCTGGAGATTGTTGCCACTTGATTTTGAATCGGTATTTGGCTTTGCTCGGAATACCTATTGTTGAATCATTTGACAATACTTTTTCCCCGAATTCATTTGTGATAAAGTAATCTAAATTCATAGGTAATTCAACAATCCATGTACCATCACCATCAATGACATTACCAGACTGTTCCAACGTATACTCCTCCAAAACAGGGTTTCCATTAGAATCCTGAGAAATTGTTTGTCTTATTGCAAGTATTTGGCCAGGACCAGGTATCAAATCACACAAATTACCCATATTGTCTCTAGGTCTGCAATTTTTTCTTAATCTGAAATTGTCCGCTGTTGAAAAAATTGACCCCATAAACACAGAGGTTGGCTGTATGTCAACATTTGCGTCATCTCTCAAATCAAAATCTAATCTATTGATTGATATTTGGCAAATCTCAGGGTCTCCCCATAATGGTGATATCTCCGCGTTTTTAGTTAAATTTACTAACTGAGGTAAAGAATTTAAATCATTTGATGTCCTGAATCTACTTCCCGCAACTTGAGCTTCAGTTGCCAATCCAATCCTAATTAAATCTTGTGGGGTAAGTGAAAACTCACCAATATCCGATAAGTCCACATCCATGACCACCGTTTGGTCTCCAAGTGGGACCCCCATAATCATGTAGTCACCACTATCGTTTGTTTTTGTTGTAAACCTATAATACTTGTCGTAAATTTCTACCGCTGTACTTCCGGTTAAAACATCTGCTCGTGATGGAAGAGTTCCTGTTGAGGCATGTTTTGAATAAGAAGGCTCATAAGGTAATAAATTGTATCTATACCCATCTTCATTTTTATCGTTTGGAGATTTGTATGGGTAGATACTTGTGATAAGTGGGTTCGATTCATCTATTTGTTCGATTGGTATAAAAATAGATACCCTTGCATTTGGGATTCCAAATCCATTGTTTGCAGTAACTCTACCAACTAAAACACCATAATCCGCACAACTTCTTGTGTAGATGTCTGTTTGTTGTATTTTAAGAGATAAAATTTCTAAGAACTCGAATTCTTGGTCTAATTGAATATTAATTGATTTATTAATACCAAGTTCGGTCTTAATTCTATATGAATCACCCATGTAACGCCTTTAGTTTATAAATAGTTTATGTGTAATTTTTAAAGTTCAAATACACACATTATAAATTATAAACCAATCGGTCTGATAATAAACCTATTAAGTAAATGTAATCGATTGGAAGTTTTTAACCGAAACTTTAATGTCTTTGTTCGGATAACGTATTTGATACACTTGTGATGGTTGAGCGAAAATTGTATCATCGACAGGTGCGATTTGTTTGGTTTCAGGGTCTGAATATTGCATTGATGTTTCCGCTGAAGAATATTGTCCACCAACATTATTGAATACCTTAATTCCTGCAACGGTTAATACCCCGTTTTGATTTTGAACAATACTTTGAAGTTCAGATAAATAAACATTCTGACCTAATTCTCTTATTTGTGGGTCAAAATATGTTGATATTCTATCAACAACATCAGCAATAACTTGTCCTGAGTTCTGTGCAGAATCCAAAACAATTGAAACTTCAACACTTAAGTCAATAACCTCTGCGGTTAATATTGAAATGTAATCGTTCATCATTCTATAGTTAGAAAGATATGTGGCAACGTTCTGTCTCAAAGTATTAGATACTATATTAGTTAATTTACCTGAAGTATCGTAAGACAATAACTGAATCAATATTTTGTTATTATCTTCAGTAATTGAAACTTTTGCAGGAGCTCCGAACTCTGATGGCATGTTTCTAATAATTGATTCATAATCTTGAACCGTAACCGCTCTTTTTTGTGCCGAGAAATTAAATGAAACATAGTTTCTAATTTCTTCTAATGATGGTAATCCTGCCCCTCCAATTGCCGCAGTCACGTTATTACATCTTAATGAATTGACTACAGATGAGTTTGTAAGCTCGGATGGACCATTCACGAAGAATGAAACAGTACCAATTTGATTAATAACGTTAGTTCCTAAGTTGGTTCCCAATCCTCCACCAACTCTATATTGAATGAATAAGGTTGAGTTTGGAGTTAATGCAGAACCTAGAGATATGTTGTTAGAATATCTTTGTAGGTCTAAAGTAGCCCCCAAGGTGGTAAATTGATTCAACGCATCTTGTGCGGTGTTTGTTCCACCACCAAATGTCATTTTTTTGAATCCTTCTGGTGTATATTCAGTAATAAATCTATTTTGTGTTTGTATATATCTTCCTACTTTAATACCTGGCTGGTCAGAAACTTTTGTTGGGTCCTCGATGAATACTCTGTCTTCGGCTAAAGCATCTACTTCGTACCATTTGTTTGACGCTCCTAAAAATTCTGCAGTTGTTGGTATATTTGTATACTCAGTACCACTCTTAAGTAAAACACTTGTAATACCTAAAACATTTTTCTCAGGTAAGAATAGTTCAAAGAATGGTTTAACATCATTTGGTGTGATAACTCTTTTGAATACTTTAGTAATACCATTAACAACTAATTCTCTCTTAGTAATTGTATAATTTACTAAAACGTTATTGGCATTGAAGTTAGGAATTTTTAATCTATTAGGGAATCCTTGGGCATTGTATGGTGATGTAAAATCAACATCGTATATATTCTCAAATATGATACCCGCTCCTGAAACTTGAGAACCCCTAGCTAACACACCAAGATATCTTTCATCTTCTTTATCACCAAAAGCCGGAACCGTGATTGAAAAGTCAACAAGTGACACTGATGGTCTTTGTCCAGGTAATTTCAATCCATATGTTCTGGCAATATTATATATTGATGACCTTTGTTGTGCATATTGAAGTACAGTTTCTTGAATACTTCTATCTATATGGTAATGTAGGTTATCTGCAACCGCAGCATTCAAATCTATAAACACAGAGAATACTGAAGCATCATTAAAGTCCTGAATTAATTCAGGATAATACGTTCTAACGTAATTTAGTAATTCAGTTCTTATTCCTTGATAATCTCTGGTAGTGTATGAAATTTTACGATTTGCCATCTATATTAAATATTAATAATAACAAAATCACTCTGAGCGAAAGTTGTTCTATTATTTGAATAATCTATTCTGATTTTTGCGGTATACTCAGAGGTACCTTTTCCAGGAAATCTATATATCGGAGATTCACTTGTTCCTACAGTATTTTCACCTAACATAGTATCTACTTCTTCCATTGGGTCTGCCGGTGTGATTGATATTTGGTTTAATAATAAGTTCGGCATGTATCTCTGAACTGAATCTCTGATGTCAGATTGTATGGCATCGAAAGTTAATCCATCAAATGGTTCGAATAAAAATTCATATAATCTAGTTCCGAAATCAGGTAAAAAATATCTACTACCTTTCCTTGTCAATAAAAGATGTATCAAGTCCGACTTAATTTGTTGAGCCTCTAATTCT